CACCCGCAGAAAATGCCTGAAAAAAGCAAATGTTAGAATACTCTAACTTTTTTACCTATAAAAACCATGGAAGTACAAAAAGAAAAAGAAAACCCGCAGCCCCCGATTGAATTAAAGGGGAGGGCTTTAGAAATTTGGGGCGTAACAGTTGAAGAGCTACGCAAAAGCGGCGCTTTGTTCTCAACCGACTTAAACCTTTTGGCTAGTTACTGCAAAGAGCTAGCGAACTACGAACACGCTTGCTCTCAAATTGAAGAGTTCGGCGAAGTTATACAAGGCATACACGGGCCGACCTTAAGCCCTTGGCACACAATTAAGCACAAAAGCCTAAAAGCCGCCTGCGATATTGGCCGCTTGTTTGGTGTAACTCCTAACGCAAGGCAAGCCCTTAAACCTGAAAAGAAAGAGCCCATTAAAAAGCTGGGCGTTTTCTCGAATAAACCTAAAATAGCTTAACACTAAACAAAATGGCTAAGAAAATTCAACCCAAGAAAGTCGGTGAGTTTTATACAGACGCTCCGACAATTGAAACGCAGGGCCCTAACTATATTTTAGTTAAGGACGGTAAAAGCGTAGACGGTAAAGAGTACCGTAATCTTTACGTAGCCCAGCAAGCGCTTATTTACTGGGTCTCCAATAATACAAAAGCGCCAAAGTTCAATAAAGTAGAAAAGGCCCAACTTGCCGACGACGAGCAAACAAATAGCGACTAATTACGCCGAGCAGGTCCTTTCTGGGCAAATAGTGGCGGGTGGCTTAGTAAAACAAGCCTGCGCCCGCTTTTTGTCTGACTTGGAGCGCTTTAGGTTTGAAGAGCCTTTGGCTGATCATGCAATAGACTTTATACAGAGCCTAACCCATACAACGGGCGAGCACGCGGGCAAGAAGTTTAAGCTTGAGCCTTGGCAGGTTTTTATTGTTGCTAACCTTTTTGGCTTCTTAGGCGAAGATGGAGCCCGCCGCTTTTCTAGGGCTTATATCGAGGTTCCCCGCAAAAATGGTAAGTCGACTTTTGCCAGCGCTATAATGCTCTACGGCTTGCTAGCTGACGGCGAAGAGGGGGCGCAGGTCTATTCAGCTGCCACTAAGCTAGATCAGGCGATGATGGTTTTTGGAGAAAGCGTAAGGGCGTGCAATGCTCAAGACTGGCTTAAAGATGAGCTAGTAATACAGAACTCAATTCACAATAGGCGAATAGTTTACGGCAATTCTATTTTTAAGCCGCTCGAATGGAACCCAGGCAAGCAGGACGGCCTTAATACGCATTTCTGCGTCATTGACGAATACCACGCGCACCCTAACGACGAGCTCTATAACGTTATCTTTAACTCAATGGGGGCAAGGCGGCAACCGCTTCTTTTTACTATTACTACCGCAGGCTTTAACCGCCAAAGCCCTTGCTACCGCCATAGGCAATACTGCCAGCAGTTACTAGACGGGCAAATAGCAGACGAGGCCCTTTTTACTGTTATTTACTCTTTAGACCCTGGCGACAACTGGACAGACCCGAAAACATGGGCCAAGGCTAACCCCAACTGGGGCGTAAGCGTTTACCCTAAAAAACTAGAGCAGGCGGTTAACGAAGCCAAGGAGCTAACGCACAAAGAGGTAGAGTTTAAGACTAAACTTTTAAACGTTTGGACAGATACGGCCCAAACTTGGATAGCAGACGCAACTTGGGCAAATTGCGGAGAGCCTTTCGAGTATTCAGAGCTAGAGGGCCGAGAGTGCTACGGCGGGCTTGACCTTGCAAGCGCTAGCGACTTCTGCGCCTTTTCTTTGTACTTCCCAGAAAGCGGCCACGTCGTTACCCGCTATTATTTGCCTGAAGAAGCTGTAAAGCGTAGAACCGACGCAGTAGGCGAAAGCGTGCGCTCCTGGGTACGTGAAGGGCTTATAATTGAAACAGAGGGCAACGTAACCGATTACGCTTTTATCAAGGCAGATATTATAGACTTAGCCGAGCGCTTCGATATTAAAGACGTGGCTTTTGACCGCTTTAACTCAAGCCAGCTAATTATAGAGCTGCAAAACGAGGGCCTCACTATGTACCCCTTTGGCCAAGGCTTTGTATCTATGAGCGCCCCGACTAAGGAGCTCGAGCGCTTGGTTAAAACTCAAAACATAAAGCACGGCAACAACCCAGTAACACGCTGGCAGATGAGCAACGTACTACTTAAACGAGACCCTAGCGATAACGTTAAAATAGATAAGGCAAAGAGCGGCGACAAGGTAGACGGGCCCGTAAGTATAGTAATGGCTTTGGGAACTTATATGCAGGAGGCCGCTAAAAATGAGAATAACGAATTTTGGTATATTAAAATATAAATTATGGCAATACGTACCGACGCTTGGCTAACTTTTAAAGACGACTTTATAAAAGAGTTTTATAAGGAGCTACCAAACTCTGCAACCTACGCAGAGGCTTACGAGAAAATTGAGGCCCGCTACATGGCTATCTTTAACCGCAGACGCTTTAAGGATTACGGCGTTTTTAGATCAACCCTAAGCAGATGGCTAAAAGAGAACAGGTAAGGGCTACTTTGTTGCAAGCGTTTTAACCTCCTTAAGTAATTTCGCCGTATGCAGTTTAGCCTTAAAAGGCTTTTTAGCCCTAGCCGCCTAGAAAAACGGAGCACGTTAAGCGCCCCTGCTGAGTGGCTTATAAACTCTTTAACGAACGTTTTCGGAGCCCAGACCTCTAGCGGTCAGGCAGTTAATACTCGCACAGCTCTAAGTATTGCTTCGGTCCATGCTTGTGTTAGGGTTATCTCTGACGGCTTGGCAACTCTTGATCTTAAGCTTTACGAAGAGACAGACAACGGCAAGCGAGTAGCTCGAGCTCACTACGCTAGCGCTTTGGTTAACGAGCCTAACCCTTATCAAACAAAATTTGACTTTTTAAAGTACCAGGTGGCCCAGCTTGCGCTTAGAGGTAACGCTTACGCTTTTATCAATCGCGACGTGCGTTTTATTGGCGTGGAGCTTCACCCAATAAGCGCCGAGTTCGTTAAGCCCGTCTTGAGTGATGGCCAGGTATTTTACAAGGTCAGCCTTCCGAACTTTCCTAACCTAGTGCCCGCTGTTGATATGCTGCACTTTAAGGGCCTTTGTTTTGATAACCCACTAGAGGGCAAGAGCCCCGTGCAAATTCACGCCGAAACCTTGGGCGTTGACCTGGCGGCTATTCGTGCAAGCGGCGACGTTTACAAGAACGGAACCCTTAAATTTTTGCTTAAGTCTGAGCACCAAATTAAGCCAGAGCAAGCACAAGGCTTAAAACTGAGCTTAGACGACGTTATTAATGGCTCTGCCCGCTCTACTGTTTTACCCGCTGGCGTTGCTATGGAAAAGCTTAGCATGAGCCCAGAGGAGGCGCAGTTCTTAGAAGAGCGCCAGTTCTCAGCCGAAGAGGTAGCCCGTATTTTTGGCGTGCCCGCTTCTATGATCGGGGCAAATAAAGACGGGGTTAAGTCTAGCGTAGAGCAGGAATACCAAGATTTTTATAGCCGTACCTTAATGGCTTACGCTATTAACATTGAGCAGGAGATGCGCCGCAAGTTGCTAACTGAGTCAGATAAGGTTAACTATTACTTTAAGTTTAACTTTAACTCCTTGCTGCGTGCTACTGCTAACGACAGAGCAGACTTTTACAACAAGGGTATAAGGGGCGGCTGGTTAAGCCGTAACGAGGCCCGCCAATTTGAGGACGCTAACGGCTTCGAGGGTGGCGAGTCTTATTTAATCGAGGCTAACCTTATGCCGTCTGAGCAAATTAACGCTTATATGCAGGCCAAAATTGACCAGCTAACCAGCGCAGCTTTTAAGAACAATAACCCAGACGGGAATAACAATAATACGCAAGCTTAAAATGGAAACGAATAAAGAACGCCGCAGCTTTGTAGGCACCGTAGAAGCCCGAAAGGTAGAAGGCCAAGAGATGCCCGCCGAAATTGTAGGCGTTGCCGCAGTTATCGACCAGCGCACAGACTTAGGCTTTGCCGAGGAAGTTATAACCGCTGGAGCTTTTAACGAGGTTCTAGAGGACGACGTTAGAGTCTTGGGCAACCATGACCCTAATCTGGTGCTAGGCAGAACGGCAAGCGGTACAGCTAAGGTATTTATTACCGAAAGCGGCGAGCTTGGTTACTCTTTTACTCCCGATTACGAGAACCCTACCCACGTCTCTTGGGTTCGCTCTATTATGCGAGGCGACATTACGCAAAGCTCTTTTGCTTTTACCGTTGAAAAGAACGGCAGCGAGTGGCGCACTTCTGACAAATACGGGGTAAATGGTTTGCGCGTTATTAACAAAATAAGCAAGCTTTACGACGTTAGCCCAGTTACTTACCCAGCCTACGAAGGTACGGCAGTAAGCGCCCGCGATTGCTCAGGAGCTATTGAAGAGCGCCAAATGCTAGAGGCTGACAAACACGAGGCAAGCGCTGACGTTGTTAAGTTAATCCTAGCCCGTTATAAGAACTATTAAACCGAAACAAATAAAACACTTAATACAATGAACAAAATTAAAGCATTGAAAGAAGAGCGCGGCCGCTTGATTGGCGAGTTGCAGACTCTGCAAAACAACATCGAAAAAGAAGCCCGTAGCATGAGCGACAGCGAGAGCGCTCGCTTGGACGAGATTGACGCCCGTTTGGACTCTATCAAGTCTGAAGTAGAGAAGCTCGAGAAGTTGCAAGCTCGCGCTGCTGAAGCTGCTAACTTGGCTGGCGTATCTTCTTACTCTGAGCAGAAAGAAGTAAGCAAAATGAGCGAGAAGTTTAGCTTTAAGCGTGCTTTGCAAATGGCTGCTACTGGCCGCAAAGATGGCGTAGAAGCTGAATTGAGCGCCAAAGCTGCCGACGAGTTTCAGCGCAGTGGTGTTAGCGTTGCTGCTCACTCTGTTTTGATCCCTTCAGACGTTTTCAAGCGTGACATGACCGCTACGGGTGGAAGCCCCGCTGGTACTGAGGGTGGCTATAACATCGCTACCGAAGTGGGTGGCATTATCGACGTGTTGCTGCCTAAGACTGTACTGCGCGGTTTGGGTGTTCAGCAGTTGAACGGCTTGGTAGGTAACTTGGATCTTCCCCAGGCTTCTACTTTGCCTAACGCTGGCTGGAATACTGAAAACGGCACAGCTGCCGAAAAGAGCCCTGCTTTCGGTAAGGTTTCCTTCTCTCCTAAGCGCTTGGCTGCTTATATTCAGGTTTCTAACCAGTTGATGCTTCAGAGCTCTAACTCTATTGATGCCTATGTACGCAACTGGCTTTTGAACGCTATGGCTCAATCTTTGGAAACTGCCGCTATTAAAGGTGGTGGATCTAACGAGCCTACTGGTATTATTGCCAACGGTTCTGTAAATGTTACTTACGCTGGTGGAGCTGCCTCTAACGCCACTAACGCTAACGGTGCTGCTGTTGTTTGGGCTGACGTTATCAACTTGATGAAAGCCGTAGAAAACGCTAACGGCGAGGGTGTTGCTTACTTGACTAACCCCTTGGTTAAAGCTGCTTTGCAAACTACTCCCCGCCAGGCTTCTGGTGTAGAAGGTAACTTTATCATGCCTTCAGGTGCTAACGAGTTGAACGGCTATAACGCTGCCTTTACTACCTTGTGCCCCTCTAACTTGTCTAAAGGTGCTGCCTCTGACTTGAGCGCTATGATTTTTGGAGACTTCTCTAAAATGGCTATCGCTTCATGGGGTGGTATGGAGTTGACAGTAGACCCTTATAGCGGCGCTACTGCTGGCTTGACTAACGTTGTTCTTAATTCTTACATGGACGTTAATTTGCTCCAGCCTACTGCTTTCGCAGTATGTAAGGATATTGATGCCTAATTACTCTAACAAGCCGCTAGGGGCTTAAACCTAGAGCCTGGGGGTGGTTAACTCTTGCCCCCAGGAGCCACTTAACAAAATGAAAGTTAAATTTTTGATTAACGCTAGCGGTCAATTTAACCTGAGCTACGGCCCTGGAGATATCGCCGTACTTGACGACAAGCAGGCAGAGCTTTTGATAGAGGCGGGAGCTTGCGAGGTTGTAGAAGAGCCTAAGCAGGTAGAAAAGGTAGAGAAGCCTAAGGTAACTAAAAAGAAATAAGATGCTAACGGGTAAGCGTATTATAAGCCAGGCAAACGCCGCAACGGATTACTTAACCTTATCAGAGGCTAAGTCTCACTTGCGCGTCACAAGCTCAAGCGACGACAGCTATATTACTGGGCTTATAGGTATGGCTTTTGACGCTTGCGGGCAGTATTTAGGCTACAACGTTATTAAGTCGACAGTTCGTTACGGCTTTGATGGCTTTGTAGGGCTTCCAAGCCTTATAAACCCCGTTAACGGCCTTCAAACGCCTAGCGGTAACTATTTACGCATACCTAGCCGAGTTCTTAGCTTAGAGCACGTTTATTACGTTAATGAGTCTAACGCTGTTACTGAGTTCGAAGCTGCCGACTGGATCAACGCTCCCGACCCTTTAGGGAATTACGGCCTAGATATTTTCTTCGAGTCTGCGCCTAGCTCTTTAACCGACGATCGCACTAAATACTTAGTAGAGTGCGTTGAAGGCTTTGAGCTTACTAGTGCCACAACTGACTTAGGCAATAAGTTGCCGTTATGCATTAAACACGCTGCGCTTTTGTTAGTAGGTCAGTACTACGACAACCGCTCAAGCGTTACCTCTAGCTCAGGCATGAAGCCCCTAGACTTTGGCCTTAAGTATATGTTAGATCCCTACCGCTTGGAGGTATTCATATAATGCAAATGGACAGCGGGCGCTTTGACGAACTTATAAGTATAGAGAGCTATACCGAAAGCGTAAGCTCCAACACGGGCGAGCGTGTGCAGTCTTGGTCTGAGTTTGCGCAAGTATGGGCCCAGGTCAAAGAAAGCGACTTCGGGCAGGAGCCAGTTAACGCAGACCGCAGAGAGCATAAGACTAAGGTAAACTTTATAATTCGCTACCTTAGCGGCCTTAATACTAAGATGCGCATAAGCTGGGGCGGGAATTATTACAACATCTTAAACATAGCAGAAAAAGAGCGGCGTATGTACGCTAATTTGCAGACTGAATTAACGAGCTAAAAAGTGGTAGAAGGCCTTAAAAATATTGCCCGAAAATTTAAGCAAGTAACGACTTCGCAAGAGGCCCAGATTTACTCTATAATGAGAAAAGCAGCTGAGCCAATAGTAACAAGCGCACAGAGTCGGGTAAACAGCCGCACGGGCAACCTGCGGGCCTCTATTGGTTTTATTGAACGCAACAGACGTTATAAAAACATGGTTTTAATAGGCCCCCGCACTTACGGAGGCTGGAAAGGCCAGCACGCTTACCTAATTGGCAAAGGCTTTAAAATACAACGCTATGACGGCGGGGTAACCATTGTGCCAGGCAATAACTTTATGGGCTACGCTTTAGCTCAAAACGTTGAAGCGGTAAAGGCACAGATTGAGAAAGACGTATTTAAATTAATCGAGCAACAAATTAAAAAGTAAAATAAAATGGCAACTTCAGGACTTGTAAACGGTACCCTTATTGCGATCTACAAAGACGTAAGCGGAACCTTAACGAAAATTGCGAACGCAACCTCTAACGATTTCGACATTACTAAAGACATGATCGACGTAACTAACAAAGATAGCGGCGGCTATAAAGAGTTTTTAGCTGGTGAGGCTGGCTGGACTTTGAGCTGTGAGGGTATCTTTGAAGAGGACGGCGGCGTAACTGGTATTAGCTGGAGCGACATTATTACCGACCTCATGGCTGGTACTAGTGTAACCGTAGCTATGACTTCTCAAGTTAGCGGAGATATTAAATTGAGCGGCAGCGCTTATTTCTCTAACTTGACTATGAGCGCCCCCAACAACGACGCTACCACCTTCTCCGCTTCTTTGCAGGGAACTGGTGCCTTGACTGTTGGAACAGTATAACAATTAGCGCCTTTTTGCGTATAATTGCACCATGCAAGAAATACAAATAGGGGACAAAAAGCACCCTCTTTTCTTTAACATGGTAGCAATAGAGCGCGTTATGCAAGGCGCTGACGTTCAAGACTTCGACCAACTCGCGCAGAGCGGGCAGGGATTAGCCAAGACGCTAAGCTTTGCCCGCCTTTGTGCTTTTTACGGAATTCAGGCAGGTTATAAAAAGATCGGCGAAAAATGCCCATATAAGGACGCAGAAGAGTTAGCCGAGGACGTTACCGCCTTGAGTGAAGTTAGCCCAGCTCTTAACGCTTTTACTGAGGCTGTAAGCAAGTTCTTTGCAGTAGATGCAGAGCAAGCCGCAGAGGGTACAGAGGGAAACTAGAAAGCGGCGAGCGGCAGCCGCTAACTTTTGATAAGCTTAAGGCTATTGCTTACGGCGAAATGCTACTAAGTGAGGCCGAGTTTGAAGAGATTACGCCGCGTTATTTTATGCTGCGCCTAAAGGGCCTCAGAGCCGCACAGCAGCAACAATATAGAAACGAGTGGGAGCGCACTAGATGGCTCGCTTTGTTTGTCGTTATGCCTTACTCTAAACGTAGAATGCAACCCAAAGACCTTATTACTTTTCCTTGGGAGCGTAAAAATGCGGCAAGTGTTAAGGAGGTAATAGCCGCCAATAAGGCTATATTTGACAAGCTAACCCCCGACAAATGAGAGCCGCTAAAGTAATTTATAATATACTCGCCAATAGTGCGGGCGTTAGCGCTTTAGTTTCAAACCGAATAAGCCCAGTATTATTACCCCAAGGCTCGGCCTTTCCTGCTGTTGTTTATTCAGAAGTAAACATAAACGCAACGCCAACAAAAGACAGCAACAGCCGCCTAGATTTTACACGGGTGCAAATTGACTGCCTTGCTACAACTTACGAAGGCGCTAGCACTTTAGCCGATGCCGTGCGCTCTGCCCTTAATGTAGTTACCCCAGGTACTTACAACGGGGTAAACGTGTTTTATATCGAGTTTGACAATGAGCAGGAGTTTAGCGATAACGCCGCAGATTTTGACGGTATTTTTCAAGTGTCTCAGGACTATATAATTAGCTACTCGGTATAATGGCAGGCAATTTAGATTTAAACGTAAAGATAACAGCGGACGCCGAAAAGCTTAAGAAGGGCATGGCCGACGCCGTTAACATTGTTCGCGGTGGAACGGATAAAATAAAGTCTTACGCTTTTGCTTCTAAGAAAGCTCTAGAGGAAGCAATGGGCGGCCAAAGTCTTATAGCCAAGCGCAGAGCCTTTAGCGAAAGTATTAGGCAAACCAGGAGCGACCTGGTGGGCATGAAAAACGAGTTAGACCGCTTACAGCAAAAACTTTCAAATACTGCTAAGTGGGACATTGAGACGCAGAAAAAGTTACAAGCCCAGATTTTAAGCACTAAGTCTGCACTAAGAGAGACGGAAACGGAAATTAAGAATTTCCAAGACGGCCAGGCGGATTTAAATTTTACAATTCAAGACGGCAGCCGAAAGGCCGAGCAGAACACGCAGGCAATGGAAGCACTTAGCCGAGCCGTTAACGCTGGGGCTATGGCTACTCTTTTACTTAGCGGGAATAACGACAAGTTAAGTAAAGTAATGCGCGGCGTTCAGGCTGTAATGGCCTTAGCTTCTGCTGGTGTTGCTCTTTATAACTTAGCACAAAGGCAAAACGAGATTTACACAGCTGCCGCAACTGTTGCGCAGAAGGCTTACGCTATTGCCGTTGGAACTTCTACGGGCGCAATGAAAGCCTTTAGAATTGCCCTAGTAACTTCTGGAGTTGGGGCTATTTTAGTTGGCTTAGGGTTTCTTATTGAGGCCTTCATGAACCTAGGCGACGAAGTAGAGGACACTACGGGCAAAATAAGCGACTTCCAAAAAAAGCAGGAAGAGCTTGCCCTCTCAAAAGTACGGTGGGAAAACGAGAAGCTTATTTTAAGCCTAAGAAAAAGAGGGGCAACTGAGGAGGAAATACAGAATCAAATCTTAGAAAATGCCAAGGCCGAGCAGCAAGTTATTAACGATCTAATAAAAGCCCGTTTCAAAAATGGCCAAAGCCTTGAAGATTTAAACGACCTTAGAAACCAAGTAGGCAAAGAGTATAGGCGCAGCGAACTAGAGGCAGACGTAAAGCTAGAGGACGACAAAAGAGCCGCAAGAGAAAAGGCGGCAGCTGAATACAAGAAGTGGCTAGAAGATAAGAAAAAGCTAGAGGAGGAAATGACCTCTAACCTCACTAAGTTCTTAATTGATGAAGAGGTAAAAAGAGTAAAGGAGCAAAACAAGGCTAGAGATATGACAGAGGCTGATCTTATGCCTGCTTCTGTAACACAGCCAGGAGTAAAAGCCCCAGACGTTTTACCAGGCGTTGGCTCCTTTATGGACATAGCCACGCAGAACCAAGAGGCGGTAAACGTTGATCTAGACGCTATCGAGCAGTTTAGAAAGAACACCTACCAGCAAGGTCTTTTAACCCAAATACGAGCAAATCAAGCCGAAAAGTTTGCGGAGAGAATGAGAATAGCGGCAGAGCAAATAAGCCAAGCTTTTAGCCAAATGGCGGTAGAGGTAGGCGCTGCTTTTGGTGTGTTGCTGTCAGACGCTATTCTAGGCAAGGTAAGCGGGTTAGATGCCTTTGTACAGACTTTCGCTAACTCCTTAAGCAACTTTCTTAATACCTTCGGCCGTGCATTGTTAGCGCAGGCTTTTGCTATTGAGGCGTTTAAAGAGTCTTTAGAGAACTTAGACCCAGTTATAGCTTTTGCCGCTGGTGTGGGCCTTATTACTGCGGCCGCTTTAGTTAAGAACACAATGGGCAACGGCATTAAAGCCTTTGCAGACGGAGGTATAGTAAGCGGCCCGACTTTAGGCCTCATGGGCGAATACCCAGGCGCTCAATCAAACCCTGAGGTAATTGCTCCGCTTGACAAATTGCAGTCAATGATTAACACGGGGCAGGGTGGAAATTTTGTAGCGCAAACCAAATTCGACGGGCGCGACTTGTGGCTGGCTGTTAACCGTTACGAAAAAGACAAAGCTAGGGGCTAATTTCGCACTATGGCCGTTTTATATTATACCCGTTTTCAAAGCATAGCCCTAAATAATTACGAGGTTGAGCTTTGGAGCGATGCAACTGGCACGAGCCCTCTACAAGCTTTTAATATATATAAGCAGCGGGTAATTGCTGACGGCGGCTATATTGAAGACGAACAGGGGCTTATTGACGCTCTTAACCTACTAAGCGGCAGCGAAGAGCTAACGGCTCAAGGTGAGGGCGTAGTTATAGAAAGGCAGGGCGAAAGCGATACTTTTTTTGACAACCCTATAAGAAGCTCAAGAGCTAACGCTTTTTTTGTAGTTTCTACCGACGCGCAGCTTACGGCTTTTAAAGCTATTGCAACAGACCCAGAGGGCACTTACGCATTAAAGGTTTACCGCAATAACTCGCTTTTATTTGTTGGCCGAGTGCTAGCCGATCAGATGCGCTTTGAGAGAGCAGACCCAGACGGCAAGGTAGTTATAGAGGTGGCGGCAGTTGACGCTTTAAACCTACTGGAGGGCTTTTATGTGCAAGACTCTTGGTTTACTAACGGCAGGGCTTCGGCTTTAGATATTGTTAGGAAGTGCATAGAGTTAGCTGAATTAGACGATTATACCGACGCGAGTAGCCTTTACATTTACGACGCTTTAGAGTATTACGACACGGCAGCGCAGACTTTAAGCGATCAAAAGCTGGCTTATTTTTCTATTAACAAGTTAAGCTTAGTAGATAACTACGACCCTTTTAAGGAGGCGAGCGAGTTAGTTTACAAGCCAGCCAAGAAAGCACTTGAACAAATTATAGGTGCGTTTGGTGCACGCATATTCCACGAAGCGGGGGCTTTTTGGGTTACTCAGCACTTAACTTACCAAAGCGCTACAATAGTAGCTCACACTTATACGAAAAGCGGAAGCTACCAAGGTACTCGGACAATTACCCACGGCTTAAGCTTGGGAACTTTGCCAGCACGTCCACAATGGGCCGCTAAACCCACTTTATACTATCAGCCACCCGTAAGGCTAGCCGAGAGTAAAATAAAGAAGGAAAACGGCGTATATGAGCAAAAGACAACCTTTAACACTTCTGTTCACTCTTTAACCTGGAGCGATTGGCGAGAGGACTACCCCGCACGCTTAAGGGTTTCGGTAGAAATGGCCGCCCCCTCTTCTCGCTATATTAATAGCCTTATTCTGTTTTATAGGGTTTATTTATTCGATGGCGTTGACTACTGGGAGTATTTCCAAACATGGACGAACAGCGGGAGCACCTTACCCGACTATTTACCTGAAGGCGTAAAGCGCCCAACGTTTGCCCGTAAAAAGTGGCAGCACGTTATGGTATTAGATATAGGAGGCATACCTAACACAATAACAGCCACAGAGCTTAAGGTAGATATTTACTGCGCTGAGTATAACCCGAATTACACGGGCAAAGGCTGGAACCCAGCCAGCTATACAAACATTAATTTTACGGGTACTATTAGCATATCTCAGGCTTACAATACAGCCGAGCCGCTAGAGTTTGAGAAGGACGTTAAAGTAATAAGCGAAAACGGCACAAGCGGCAACAGTATAGTAAAAGAATACGAGTCTTATTATTACGACGCTTTGCGCTTTGATCTTGGTACTATTCAGGTTTATAACGGCTCGAGCTTTGTAAACCCTACAAGCTGGGCCAATGGCTGGGAGGCGGGCTATTCTGAAGAGTTTAGCCAAGCTTTTACAGACCAAGTAACAGCAACTTATAACAGCTTTTTGGGCGTAATTCGTGGCACTTGGTTAGACGCTGGCGGGTGGTTTGCTTACTCTTCTCTTTATTTTGACTCTGGATCATGGCTTTTGAACGGTGCAACTTGGAGCGCAAATAGCGAAAGAGTAGAGGGCGAATTTTTAAAGATAGAAGCCAATTATACGGACGTAGTACAAACTGGCGAGGAGACAGACTATAAACCCAACACAGATAACTATCTAGAGCGCAGGCTTAGGGATCTTGAAACAGAGATAAGCCGTTTAAATGACGTACAGCAGAACGCGGCTAATTTCTTAATCGAGGACATACTTAACGCTTCTACTTACGCCCCCACGAGCGACCCAGGGGAAAACCAAACGCACTCCGTAAGCTTATACTACGACAATAGTACAAGTCTATTTAACTGGGAGACTAAGCAACTAGGCAGCAGCTTAGCCGTTACTTCTGACATTACTAGCTTTCCAATAGAATACGAGCTTTTTATTTGCGACACTAGCGGCGGCTCTATTACAATAGACTTACCTAGCCCTCCAAGCGTTACCCCTGGCTTGCGTTTCGGCTTTGTTAAAACCAACTCGAACAATAGCGTAATATTAGACGCTGGCTCAGGCTATCAAATTAACGACGCACAGTTATTAAGCTGGAATGCAAGATTTGAAACATACTGGGTACAGTCTGACGGCACGCAGTGGTATATTGTGGCTTCGAATAAGTAAGCTTTTTAAATTGTTGCGAGCGTTTCGCCTTAGTGCTTTTATTTTTGGAGTATGGCACAAGCAAGCGCAGACATTTTGGCGGGTTCTCAAGGTTTTAAATACCACGCAGCCGCTACCGTTACTAGTGTATCTTATGACGCGGTAGTGTGTCAAGAGGACACCGTTTTTACTTCTTTTACCGTTACTCCAGACTACCAAACTGGCTCCGACGTTCTTAGCGCCCGAGGTATGAGCGGCGTAACTTTTCAGCAAGGTACTTACTTGCCAGCTGGTAAAGGTCAGAAAATTACGGGCTTTGTTATTAGCTCTGGCTCTGTTATCGGTTACTAAGATCTTAAAAGCAATAAAATGAAATTAATAAGCACCCTGGGAATTGGCACACGAGGGCGCGTTTATTTCGGTCAAGGCTGGGATTACGTCGTACTTTATAAAGCTCGTATAACTTCAGACGGAGGCTATTACGAGGGTGTAAGCTGCTTACTCAGAAAGCTTAACAATTTATAAAAATATGAGCGATTTATTAAACCAGGCTAGCCTTGTCTACATACCAAGCGGCTACAAAGAAGATACCGCCTATTCTGTTATACCCACAGACGGAAGCGCGGACCTCCAGTTCACAAGGGCGAGTGACGGCACCCGTGTAAATTCTTCGGGGTTGGTTGAAAATGTGCCTTGGAATTTGTTGCAGCAAAGTAATACTTTCAACACGACTTGGGTTTTATCAAATGCAACTGTAACAAGTGGGCAAAGCGGTTATGATGGTTCCAACAATGCTTGGGAATTTGACGCAAGTGGAATAGCACAAGTTTCACAAAGTGTATCAACAAGTGGAATACAAACATTTTCAGTTTATGCCAAAGCGGGAAGTGAAAACGGATTATTTTTAAGAGCAAATGGAGGCAATAACCCCCGATGCTTTTTTAATTTAGATTCGGGAACTATTGGAAATGAGGCGGGAGGATTAATTGATTCAGAAATGTTAAATGTTGGTAATGGTTGGTATAGATGTACAATTATTTATAGCGATACAACCAATGAAGCAAGAATATATGTAGCCAACAATTCTGGCGGATTCCCAACAAGCGGCTCAATTTATATCCAAGACGCACAACTAAACCAAGGCAGCACCGCAAAGCCCTACTTCCCCACCACAGACAGACAAAATGTTCCCCGTTTGACTTATGAGGGAGGGTGTCCGAGTTTGTTACTGGAGCCGCAGAGGACTAATTTATACCCATATAGCGAAGATTTAACGCAATGGACAACAAGCGGAAGCCCAACAATTACGGGAAATGATGCAATTTCTCCCGATGGAACAACCAACGCAGACCGCGTTCAATTCTCAGCGGATACGGATATGCTTTACAATAGTGGCACGGGTTCAGCGGGTACAAATGTTGTAAGCGTTTGGGCAAAAGCAAAAAGCGGAACGGCTCAAAAATTTAGATTCTTTGTAAATGGTGCAACACTATATTCAAGCGATTTAACCGCTACCGACCAATGGCAAAGATTTGATTTTGTTTATACTTATTCAGCCCAAACAGTTGGTTTAAGAGGCGCAACAACGGGGGCAAGTGATGTATTATTTTGGGGATTTCAACACGAAGTCGGTTCCTACCCAACCTCCTACATCGGCCCCACAACTTCGGCTGCGGTTACAAGGGTAGCGGATGCGGCTTATAAGACAAGCGCAACCGCTTTAATAGGCCAAACGGAGGGGACGATGTTTGTTGAGATAAATGCTATTGATGTTACAGATTCTCGTGTAACAATAAGCGATGGAACAAGTTCAAACCGATTGATTTTAAGAATCCACGGTAATGGAAAAATTCAATGGGAAGGGATTCAAAGTGGAGCAGGCCAATGGAATATAGAGAGTTCAAGTGGTACTATTGTAAGCGGTTCAACTTATAAAATAGCGGCAGCGTATGGCACGAATGATGTTGCGCTGTATGTAAATGGAACGCAAATAGGAGTAGATAATTCGGCAGTAGTTACAAGCGCACTAAGTATTTTCAGATTTGCTAATGCGGCTGGTGGCACGCTTTATCATTGGAATCAATATACAAAACAAGCCGCCCTATTCAAAACCCGCCTTTCTAACAGCGAATTAGCCGCCCTAACAACCCTCTAAAATGAATACTTTTCGCAAATACGAGTTCACTCCCGTACAATGGGAAACGCTCCAAGCCAAAATACAAGTAACGGACGAGGAAGGCAACAAGTCCTATAAAGGTTGCGCAGTCCACGAAATAGGTTTCATTTGCCTTGAATGGGGCAAAGATGCCGAAGATATGCCCGTTTGTGTTTTGCAGTCCGATAAATGGGCGGTGGATATTCTTTGGTATACCGAACCTTTGGCCGACTTTACCGCTTACGAGGTATGGCCGAAGCCTTGCGGGGTGCATATTTTTGCGGGTTGCGAGAGCGAGTACCTGAAAGGGTATTGCGCCAAGTTCCCAGAGTCAGAGTTTTGTAAACTGCCCGACATAAATGGCGAAGGTTAAACAAACCGCTTCGGCTTGGAAACCTAAGCCCAAGAAGAACAACAAAGGCGTACATTCAAAGAACAATAAACCAGCGAAGAAATACAGAGGGCAAGGACGATGAAACTTCCAGTATCTTTCACCGAGTTTTCAAAAGACCCATCAAAGGCAGTCACTTACCTAATGCTTTTTGCGGTTGTCTTTCTTTATCTCAGAATGGAGAACCAAGACAAGCAACTGAACACCGGTTGTGAGGATAGGCTGACAAGGTGTGAATCCAAGTTAGACCAAATGGCAAAGATGCTCAAGACCCAAGATTCACTCTCTGCCTCGCTTCGCTCTGAACTCAACACCTACAAAAAAATAGGAGTCATCAAATGAAATACTTTCTCTTAGCCTCTTTGTTGGCTATAACTGCAACTCCTCGTCTGGAAAACTCTGACCCATACAAAAAATACGACTTGGTGATTGACCACGCTCAACAAACCATTGAAGTCACCAGAGCCTCCATAGACGAAGCAAAACAGATGACTGAGGAGAAAGTACAGCAAGTGCAAGAAAGTGTCTTAAAAGCCGAGGAAATGGCTAAAAAGGTGGAATTGCTTGAGATGGTGTGTGAAGTTTACTCCGTACCCGTCCCAGAATCAATGGAAGAACTGGAGGCAGACCAACGAGCCGACTCAATCCGGGTATCAAATATGCAAAATCTAAACAAGCGATGAAATTACTTGAAATGTTCAAAGGCCAAGCAGGGGAGATTTCCTCAAAGCGAGTGGTCGGTATAGTTGGTGCTGTGGTTCTCTTTGGGACTATGATTGCCAATTCTTTTTCTCCTCTTGACATTGCTCCTTCTGCTGAACTTGTATCGGCTGTGGAATGGGTGACCATCCTTTGTCTGGGCTTCACTTCAGTGGAGAAATTTTCCAAAAAGGACTAAACGCTAATTGTAGGTGATGGAAGGCCATTTTCAAAGAGTCAGTTTTGTGGAATCTGCTCTCCCTAAATTCAA